AACGAACTCATTTACCAAACTAGTAGAGGCTCAAGTTGCTATACATTCCTTAAATGGAAGCATATTAGCTTGAGACGGACCCACAAAGAACTTCTTAGCAAACTCGATAACAAATCGATTTTTTGCCAAGATGGACTTTGCGAGGCCCGCTTTAACCCCTATAGTTTTAAGTAAAGATAAGTAAGCGGAAGACTGGTTAGAACCCTTAATAACACCATCATCACCTAAAACGGCGTAGTCTTCAAATCAGCTTTTATTACCACAGCGTGATGAAGCAAATTGCATCATTGCGTGATGGGTAATAGCAAGCATAGCCCACGAAGATAAGGCTCCCATTGGCTGACCTACAGCGTAATGTACATTTGCTGAATAATGAGGTTTACCGTTAATTTTATTAACAGTAAATTCTTCTTTATTGACAAAGTACTCACGTTCAGTAGAATCAGCAACAAGATTGTAAGAACGTCCCACAAGAAGGTCCGCCCAGGCTCTAGCAAAAAGCTTAGAGTCCGGGACATGACCTTCAAGGAGTTCTTCTAAAATAACAATCTGTAACTCAATGGGTAACCGATCTGTTGCGGCGCTAAGATCAATTGAAGACAGCTGACCTTTCAAATTCTTTTCATAAATAGATTGCAACCTATAAATAGGTCTCATCTGGTCGAAAGTCCCATCTTGAGGTATCTGTTTTAAAATTTTAAACAGTCACTCATGGAGGGGACTTAACAGCCATTGAGTTCAAGCATCAACCATCGCAAACACTCTAATCTTCCCGGCCGGCTCAGGTTTCAACCCGAGCTTACCGAGTGGTAAAGAGCGTATCTCAGGAGGAAGAAATAAATCTAACTCCTTGTGACAAGCCATGGCAATGCTTTGCAATCTTCCCATGAAAGAAGAGGTCTTAGGTAATTGACCAGCTATTAGCTTTAAAGCTGATTGTAGCCTCTCGTTCCCTCCCCTTACAAGGAGGGCGCGGGCAGCTAGAATCAAGGCTTTAGCAGAACTGTTAGTGAAGGCTGTTTCAAATTTATTGGACGGGTCCATCTTAGAGATGGGACCTGACTTTAAAACAGGAAACAGACGGGGAGAAGTCAGAGAGGGAACCTTTACAAGTTTAGACAAATTTGGCTTGAATTCATTTTTTATGAACTTTCGCCAAACAGGAAGAAAGGCCTGAATCTCAACGCCTGGATCGGTAATAGTCTTGAGGGAAAGAGTTCCCTTAAATTCTAAAATACGATACAGGCCTAAGAGGGTCATCCAAAGCTTAATACTTTGGATGTCTCTCTTTTGAGAAATCATAGCCCTAACTCCTGCCGGAATTATCAAAGGAACGCCTGAACGATTTCGTTTGGGCCGGACCTTTAATTCCGATAAGTCAGCGACCCGGTAACCTCCAACAGATTGCTGGAGTAGTACCTGGGACGCCTTTAAATAGAGAACAAGACCCTTTAAACCACTATGTTTAGCTATTCGGTAACACCGAAAGCTAAAAGCCGACACCTGTCTCACGACAGATTTGGATGAACGAGGACGCACTCCGCGGACTAACTTTAACAGTAGTCCAATGAGTGCGCGACCTTTATTTCTAAAGATCAGAC